AACAGGTCGTTCACAGAGAGTAGTGAGGGCTGTGTCTGGATCAGTTATGAGCAAGGGATTAATGAATCGAATCGATCCGCACGACGGCAGAAGAAGACAAACTATGCTTACCAGCATCAGGGTCTTTATCAGCTTCATCACTAACCTCCTTTAATTTCTTATCTAAATCTTCGTTTGAATTCTGTAATGCAGTGATTAGTTCCTTCTGCGCATTGACTACCTTGTCGTGGATTTCAATCTCACGAGCAGTCTCAGCAGCTATCAGGCTTTTGTAATATGCATCGGCTTTATCGTAGCCAGCGTTGTAAAGTTTATATCCACAGAAGCTAAGGATGAGGATCGCTAGGACAGGGATAGTGAAATACTTATTGAGTATTAATGATTTTAAAGTCGTCATGTCCCACCTTCATATACCATGCACCGATACCGGCGATAAAAGAAAGACCGAGAGGGGCTATACCCATCCCGATCCCTTCGTGGATTGAATAGAACATCAAGACCCAAGCCATGATTGTATTACAAGTCACAAGTCGTTTCGAGAATGTCCTATTCTTTGTCATTTTGCGTCTTTCTTCAGGAACTGTGCCCGTTCATTTTTACGACGGCCAGTTAGTTCTGGTTGCTTTACCCATACAAGAAACTGATCGGCAGCACCAGCATAGTCCTTCTCGTTCAGCTTACGGAGAAGAGTGCTCTTACTAAAAGCACCTCCACCGATATTGAACACAAAGGAAACAAGAGCATCGAATTGGTTTTGAGTGAGTGGAACTTTAACGAGGTTATTCACCGTAGTTTCCACTGGCTTAATGTCACGAGCAAAAATCTCATCACATTGATCCTGTGTAATAACCATGCCCGGAACTACCATAGGCTTTCCAGCCATAGAGGTATGTCCCACACCAATCGTCAAAATCCCTACACTATCTTTATAAGCCTTGAGGCGAATACCTTCACGAAGCTCTAGGATTTTCATCCCTTCTTTACTAGTTTCCATATTATTCTCCCGCAGCCCAAAGCCATAGGGCATCAAGTTGTTCAGGTGTTATGTTATTGGCAACTGCCATAGCAACGACAGTAGGATTAAGCCGGATAAAGCCAGTAGCTTCTTCAAGATCAATAAGCATATCTTCCTTCAGGTCTTCGTCTTCGAGAGCGTTGATCTGAGCAAGGATTTCACTCTTGATAATCCCTACCTGTCTAGCAGCCTTCCAGAAAGTCGAAGGAGATAGCTCAGGGTAGTTGGCCCTAAGTTCATCAGGAGTGGGGATTGGCTTAGGGAGGATTACTCCATCTCTGTAGAGCATCCCCGGTTCAATTTCATCATGACTTGCATCGATACCTAGTACGGTACGATCCCCCGGCATCAAGCGAGAGGGATCATATTCTACGTTGGTGATAACACCATCAGATGTTACCATGGCCCAAGCTCCGTACACAGCATCAACGAAGTTGCCCTTCTCATCCCAAGTAGTCAGACCTTGACGGACATTATACCAATCTAGGTCATCTTCATTGGAGAAGTAAAGTATTCCTGATTGAGATGAAACAGTGAAATGTCCAAAATTTGTGATTTCCATTATGCTTCTCCGAAACCTACCCAGCCACGAACAGGATCGTAGACTTGGATATACTTAAACATGACAGACGTGCCACCACCAGTAGCGATACTTTTTAGCATTGCACCACCGGGAGTACTGTAATAACCACTGCTGGAAGATGACGTCGTACCCTGTGAAACATAACGATACGAAAGGTTAGCTACACGGTCGTTAGCGTAAGCCAATGCACGCCCGTTAACCCAATTGGTTATCCAATCATTGCCATACACAGAACCGAAGATGTTACCGTCAGTGCCCAAGATACCGTTACCGTTACCAGCTTGAACCTGTCCAGCGACATAGATATTATTGTCACGAGAGACACGAAGTGGGCGTAGAGTGTTGTATGATCCAGTGAGACTGTCTGTAAACAAAATGTAGTAGTTGGAGTTATCGTAGTAAGAGATTGCAGAAGTAGTACTGCTATTAAGACGATGACCAAAGGCTGTGTTCGAAATGAAGCCAGCAGTAGTTTCCAGAGTACCGGTCATTACATCACCAGCCTTATTGACCTTCAGGGCATCAGCAGCAGCTTGTGCTGTGGACACTGGTTTATTGACATCAGATGTATTGTCTACGTTACCAAGTCCAAGGTTTGACCTAGCAGCAGCAGCAGTAGATGCTCCCGTTCCACCATCCAAGAGTGCCAAGTCTGTGATACCAGAGATTGTACCTCCGGTAATCGTAGCATTTGTGAAGGAGATTGGAGCGGTAACAGCACCACCAAGGACCGATGCATCAACAAAACCACCGGTGATATTAACAGCAGTCAAGTTCTGAGTTGCCATACTACCAAGGCCAAGATTGGTTCTAGCAGCCGTAGCTGTGGAAGCTCCTGTACCACCATCAGCAATAGTTAGGTCGGTAATACCAGTCACAGAACCACCAGTGATGTTGACCAGAGGTATAGAGACTGTACCATCTGAACGAGTGATAGAAAGTGGAACTCCAAGAGAAGTGCCAGCGTCATCGAAGCGTTCGATGTTCAGGTTGTCAGTAGTAGCAGTGGAACTGATTTTCCAACGGTTAAGACTGGTAGTCATAAAGCTAAGAAACTTAGCACGATTAGCATCGCTATCGTACCACATACCAGAGTCAGTGCCAGTAGCCTTGACTACCTGACTAGTCCCGAAAGTATTTTGATTACTCAGGAGAGGTACGTTAGCACCAGAGGTTCCAGTGTTCTGAGTAGCTACAGTACCTAGACCCAACGTAGACCGTGCCGTAGCGGCATCAGGATCGTTCAGGAGGCCCCTTATGTATGGGGTGAGTGCGGTGGTAGCGTAAGCGTTAGCATTCGTTGTGTAGAGCATCTGATCGGCTGTAGTGGTTAGTCCTACAATGGATGCCAGAGCCGGAGGAAGGTTAGCTGAAGGAATGGTCCCGGTGACGGAGTTCACAAGACTAATCTTGGGGCCTTCACCGAGAGTTCCATCATGGGCATGTCCAGTTGTAGCATTGAACGCAGACTGAAGCTGGTTATACTCTAAGTTAAAGTGGTCAGCATCGATGACGTTGCCGTTGACAATATCACCAATACTTTGACGGACATATCCAGTACCCATAGTCTAAATCCTTATATCCAGTATTGATCGTTTGTGTAATCCTCAGGGTGAGGTTGATGATCCTTAAGTTCCCAAGACTTCTGATACATATACGAAACCCACTGAAGACCCTCAGAAACAAGTTGGATCATTTCGTCAGGAGTGAACATGTGCATTGCATTGAAAGCATCACGGAAGGGAAGGACTGCATCGGTAACACCAGCGAGCTTGTAATCCATCGCTGCACTCTTCAAACCAATCAGAATGATCTGGTCAGAGAGACGACCCTGAATAGGGACAGATGTCTCACCGATAGTGAACCGAGCACCTTCACCGATACGACGGTCACGCTCTGCTGTGATTTCATCATCAGTCGGAGGAGCAGGTTCAGCAGTAGGCTCTTCGTCTTCTGCACCTACTCGAATGTATCCCCACTCAGTCCCATTGAATACTCGGATATTACTACCGACTTCAGGGTTGACAGGGACCGTTGTGGCATCGGCTGGGATCAGCCAACCACCGGGGTTCATAGGATCAAGGTCAGCGTATCCAGTGCCGGTATAAACACCGTCTTTATTGTAATTCCAGATTTGCATGATGACCTCTTAATATTTGATGCAGAACAAGATGGACATGTTGCTTGGACGAGCTTCAGTACCACCGCTAGCAGCGAGAGTAATACCAGTGTAGTTACCGTAGATACCGATACCAGTACCGCTAGCAGACAGGTAGATACCAGTACCAACAGCACCAGTGTTTGCACCACCGTTGTTGGTAGCGTTGACGTAACCACCATTAGAACCAATACCAGAACCAATGTACGAAGCACCGAATGGGTGACTATGACCCGGATCGTTAACACCGTGGTTGTGACCACCGTCCGAGATGCTGTGAGCATGACTAGGATCGGTTAGCGTATGGTTGTGGGAAAGATTCTGAGAAGCCTGAACCGTACCGAGAGTACGACCAGAGTCGATACCCCTAGCGTCGTCCCAAGCCCTTGGGAAGTAGCCACGATAATCAGGAAGAGCAAAGGTAGTAGAACCATCACCAGCACCGTAGAGAGTTCCGATCTGAGTGAACAGAGCAGAGTAGCTAGAGCGGGAAACCAAAGCACCGTTTGCCTTGAGCCAACCAGCAGGGGCAGAGTTCATAGCGAACATCCCTACCAGACCCGGAGGTGCTGCCTGAACAAGTACAGCAGCATCAGCAGCAGCCTGTGCAGTCGAGACTGGCTTACCTACGTCCGTCGTGTTATCCACGTTGCTCAGCCCAAGGTTAGCTCGGGCAGATGCAGCAGTAGAAGCACCAGTACCACCATCAGCTACAGTCAAGTCCGTGATGCCTGTGATAGTACCACCAGTGATGTTAGCAGATGCAGTATTCAGAGTACCTGTGATCGATACACCAGAGATCGTACCACCCGTCAGTGTGACAGCGTTGGAGTTCTGTGTAGCCATCGTGCCAAGTCCGAGAGTACCACGAGCAGTCGTAGCATCTACGTCATCAAGAACAGTCTTGATATAGGCCGATACACCAAGAGTGCTGAGTACCGTAGAGGCATCAGTGTCATCTAGGATCGTACGGACATAAGGGGTTACAGAAGTCGTAGCGTAGGTATTAGCAGCAGTCGTATACAGCATCTTGTCTGCCACAGTCGTAAGACCAGCGAGAGAACTAAGGGCAGCATTCAAGTACTGATACGTAACCCAAATGGCAGCCGTTGGGCTAGGGTCTACGCAGATGTAAACCTGCTTTGCAACAGTGTCCATCCAATGAGAACCATAACCGTAGCCCTGAGTAATGTCCTGAAGGCCGGTAGGTGCAGTCGTTGCAGTCACGTTATGAATAGCATTGAAGCCACCATTGACTACTGGTAGTACACCAGTAATAGCACCAGTGAGACTAATCTTAGGCCCATTTCCAAGAGTACCATCATGAGTGTGGCCAAGAGAAGAGTTGAAAGCACTTTGAAGCTGGTTGAATTCAGCATTGAGTGGAGTAGCTTCAACAATTTCCCCATCCTGAATTTCGGCAGCAGACTGCCTAGTATATCCTGTCATTACTTTCTCCCTTCAACGGAAAAGTCATACAATGCCCCTTGGATAGTGTAAGGAGGATCGAGGTCAACTGTCGAGTATCTCAACTGGACAGAGAAGCCTGAACCTTCCACGTTACTAATAAGAACAGGGGTTGAGGTTGCACCATAGACAGCAGAACCGTATGAAGCGATACCGTATCGGCCAAGACCAGTGGAGTCAGCTTCGATACCGTAAGTGCTAGGGTTAAGCTTAGATAGATCGTTCCAGTCGAAGACGAGACGAGCGTTAATGTTCATGACACCTTCAGGGCGAACGAAGAGACGAACCTTGCGGAGAGTCTTACGTACACCAGCAGCACCAAAGTCCAAGAATGGAGTTGCATAAATTGCTTCAACAGGCGCACCATTAAAGTCATTGCCCTGTTCCTGACGGAATACCTTACCGTCATAATCGCCATGGAGAACGTACTCTACAGCACCAATATACTTGGATGCAGTACAAGCAGCACGTATGCCCTTAAGGCGACCCCACTCCCACGAGAAACCATTGTTAGCATCCCCACGAAGACATCCGATAATACCGAAGGTACTGGAAGCTGGTTTCGAAGCAGAAGAGAAGAAGAACCTCATCTGTGACTTGTTACGAACGATGACCGAAGTTAGCTCAGACATATCGTTAGATACGATTTCAGAAGTGATAAGCTGCTGGATTTTCTTAGAGACAGTTTCCAACTGAACGTCACCGATACGGTCAGTACCAGAGATTGGTCGGAAGCCATCCTGAGACAAGAAGACCAGATTACCATCGATTTCGATTACGCTATCAGAAGCCACACAACCTACGTTAGAGGTGACATCTTCTAGAGCGAAGTAACTTACCGTTGCACCAGTCGAAGTCGAGTTCTGTTTGAGCGTAACCTTCTTGATATTGTTGATACCAAAGACATACAGAGCGTCACGGAAAGGCATGATCTGATTGATCTGGAAACCTACCGGGATTTGACCAGCACCACTAGCAGCGGTATAATCGTAAGCAGCAAGAGGTGCAGAGTAGACGAGCAGGTTGCCCTGAGCGTAGAAGAGAGTGTTACGGAAGACGTTGATGTAGGACGAAGCATTGATTGCCATTGCACCACCAGCGTGAGTGTAGTCAGCACCAGTGTTAGTAGTCTTGATTTCACTCCACGTCGTACCGTCGAACATGATGTTGGGGTTTACACCGTCACAGAATGCGATAGTGTTAGTACCCTTGAAATTGAATTCTTTGTAACGGATACGAATGACGTTAGACGAGACTCGAACAGGAGTAGACATTGCGTCCCAAGTAGAGCCATTGAATGCATAGAACTTATAGGTGTTACCAGACTTCTGCTTACGTGCTGCATAGATGGCATCATTGAAGATGCACACCATGAGGACACGACCTTCAGAACCAGCAGGATCAATCGTGGGGTCATCATCGCTCAGAGGAAGAAATCCTGAGAGACGACGATAACCACCATAGAGAGATGCTTCGAAGTTTTGAAGTTCTACAGCAGAGCCGGGTTCATTATCCGAAAGCTGAATGTGATTAACATTTGAATTGAGTCCACCAAGGCTAACAACCTTCTGGCTCTGGATTTGTTCCATCATACCTTGTAATTCCCCGAGTTATCCATAAAGTCTACGCCAAAGTTAACGACCGTACTCGTGGCATCAGGAGAGACCTGACCGACGAGGATGGTGTACATATTCTTGATACCAACCTTGAACATGTCCTGAGCAATAGCGACACCCTCTTTGTTTTCACGGAAGAGGTTCATGTGGTACAGAGCACCAGATGTAATGACGTTATCGAACTGACTTGGAATGAAGGTAGTGTCAGAGAACACCTGAAGTACGGGTTCGTTAATGAAGTATCGAAA